CTAATCCTGGAACATTAATACCTTCTGATAGAATACTATGGTGCATAACTATAAACTTTCTATCATCTTCTCTACCCCACTTACTTAATGTATCAAAGAACTCTGAACGTGTAACTTTAATTCCATTAATTACTGCACCAGTTTTTGCAGTAATATACATCCAGTTATATCCACGAGAAAATAGTTCTGTTGTTAATTTACTATCACTAATCATATTTGTGATTTGTGATGTTCTTCTTGCACAGATTAGGATCTTATTAAGAATAGGTTGTGTTACATCCATATTATATTCATCAATCGTCTTTAGAATATTATCAGCATCATCCTCACAAGTTGCCTTCCTATCTCTTATCATCTCTAGTTCCTTAACTACAACTTTAGGTGGTAAGATATGACCCTTATTTACTAACTCAGGTGCAGGAACTTGTTCTAATACTTTACCATAAACATACTCATCATTCATTCCAACTTCTTCACTAGAATTGCCATGCTTAGGAGTAGCAGTAAAGAAGAAGCACCTACGATTATTTGTAGTTGCAAAAAATCTAGTAGCAGGGTGGAAATGTTGCTGAACACTATTATGTGCCTCGTCAAAGTATATTGTATCTACAGGAATACTCGACTCCTGTATTCTATGTAATGAATGATATGTAGAAAATATAATTCTATTATCATTCCAGTTACTTACAACCCAGTCAAATATTGACTTACTATCTGTTGTTGAATAGTGGTTAGTTTCACCACTATGTACATGCAATACTTTAACTGGATGTACTAATTTAAGGAAATCAGACGATAATTGTTGTGCTAATAAAATACGCGGAGCAACAACAACTATGGTTTGATTCTTCTTACTTAACTGTGAAATAGCATCACTAATCATACAAATAGTTTTGCCACCACCAGTTGGGACAATCACTTGCCCTCTTTGGTGATTAGACATTTTATTCACGACTCTTAGTTGATGCTCACGTAATTCAATCATATAATAAGTATAGCATAGTGAATAACGTAAAGTCAATAAAGACTACGTTGTAGACCCACACAGGGTCTTCATAGAGCATACATTTTAGACGCTTCAGTTATTAATATTATTATCCCACTTTAGGATCATAAGATGATGCTGGTTTTTCTTTCTTCTTCTTAATATCTTTAACTAATCTTTCACCTGCTCTTGTAATCTTCTGCCTTTCTGCTCTACTATATGCTCTCTTAGTAGGAGTAGCACCAGGTTTTCCCCTAACAACTTTATACTTAGGATCAACTGCCTTAGTTGTTTTCTTAGACAACATCTTAGATGCTGTTTTCTCTAACTCCTTTTTATTGCCACCAGATTTACCTGCTCTTCTCTCTTGTGCTGCCTTACGTTGCTGTTCTCTTGGAGATAACGAAGCAGATCCTCTTTCACGAGTTGGTTGTTGAACTCTAGTAGATGCTTGACGTTGCTTACCTATATCTTTTCGTGATTTGTACTCTTTTCCTGGTACTGTCTTACCTCCACCTACTGTAGTAGTCCTACGTCTCTCTGGTGTAGATTTCTTTCTATCTTTACCTATTTTACCCACCTCAAGATCTACGTCAGATTTCTTATCTCTGTCGTAGATTGCCTCGCAAATTGTTAAGAATTGATTGAAACTTTTCATTCTTGAACTACCTGTATATTCTCAGGATGTACATTTAAAGAATTCATAACCGCAGTTGCCGCACTTTCTGTTGAATAAGTTTTTCTATCACTATACTCACCTGGTTGGGTAAATGTGTTCGCAGACAAAGTTTCACTAGAATCATCTTTAAGATACTGGTTTTTAAGAAATAAGATATGATATGCCATTAGATTACTCCGTTACTACTGTTGAATTAGCAAACCATGCAGGTGCATAAGTAATAGTCCTACCACCAATCACATTAGTTTCTGTTGTGTTTTTAATCGCATTTGCATCAGATATATTAGCAAACTGTGTGCGATCAGCATAAACATCTGTCCAAGTATTACTACCCTTCCAGTAGACATCACCAGTTCCTAGTGCTTTTGGAGTTTTAACGTGGTATGGCATCTTACTATAGTTTTTAATTATTTAGTATCATCCTTCTTAGCACTTCCTTTAAATACTAAATCATTATCATAAAAATACTTTACTCGTTCTCTACGAACTTCTTTTAAATTATCATACTCTTTTTGTTGTTCAGAAGTAAACTTAAATGTTTGTTCCTGATAAACTTTACGAAGTTCATTTAATCTTTTAAGTACTTGAGAAGGACGCATAATAATTGAATTGTTGTTATACTAGAGGAACAATTTAGACGCTTCAGTTATTAATAATCTTGCAATCTCCCTTCCTGTGACTTATACATCCCCACACCTGATTTTGCTAATTGATCCTCCTGATTAACATCATCATATTGAGAATAATGTAATATCTCTCTTGTTCTTCTATGTTTAATATATTCTAACTCATGCCAACAATTTTCATTACATAATAATAATGTATGAATCTTTTTATGTCGCATAGGATGACCACTAGAATACATGCAATTAGGTTTATCCCTAACATTAGTTTCTATAGTAATATATCTAGATACAGAGTTCCATCCATCCTTAACACGTTTTTCATTATCTATTGGATCACCCTTAAAATATACCCACCCCTCTTCTATGTCTCCATTTGGTCGGTTCCAAATAACATAATCATCAACTTGCGGATCATAGTTCGTCTTCGGAGAGTGGTTCATCTTCTATGTTAATAGTTGCGTAGTCTGGATACATTACACTAACAATATAATATGCTAATTCTCTATTTGGTGCTATTACGTCAACAACTACCCATAAAGGATATGCTGGTTCATCTAAAGTATCTTGCATACTTAATTCAACTTCAGCAGTCCACACATTACCATGACGTATGTGATCTCTGAATGTTACATACATATCAGGTTTACTAGATGTGATAGTCATATAGACCGTCCTGTTTTTTCATCAATATACTTAGGATCATTATTTGCTACTACTTTTATATACTGAGGATTAGCACCTGCTTTGAGTGCATTATCTAACATTTTATCACACTCTTCTTTAGTTAGATTTTGTGCTTGATCTGCAAACAACGTCCACCCCATAGTTGTTTGATTCATGATCTTGTATCGTCTGTCTTTTTCATCCATGATTTTAAATTAATAAAGAATAATAATGTACTTTATATATAGAACTCCTCCAGATAATAGTCAACAGTCACTTCAAGTTCTGCTGCTTTTGATTCACAGTTTGCCCAAAATTCATCTGCTTCATTCTTGAGTAGATCACTCTTTAATTGCTCATTCATAATGTAAAACTGTGAGAGATGTAAGTAAATAATAGCACAATTAATGCCTTTCGTCTAGAGTACAATTTAGACGCTTCAGTTAAAAGCATCAATTAAAGGATTACTTTGATTTGTATTATTAATTCTTTCTTCTGCTATCTTAAAATAATTACTATTCATTTCAATTCCAATAAATTGTCTATTAGTATTAACACAAGCAACACCAGTAGTACCTGATCCCATACAATTATCTAAAACTAAATCATTCTCATTAGTATAAGTTCTAATAAGATATTCCATCAAAGCAACTGGTTTCTGTGTAGGGTGAACTGAATCTTTATCTAATCCAAATTCAATTAATTCAGAAGGATAATTTGTATATTTCTGTTCATACTCTGTATCATGCAATAGTTTATTACCAGCACCCATATGTTCAGGATTATGTAAGAATTTACCAAGACGTTTTGCACTATTCTTTTTCTTAACTCTCTTCTCAATCAACCCTTGAGGATTATATGTCATATTACCACCATGCCTAGATGCTGCTGCTGCTCCTGCTGGAGAAAATACAACAACATCTTCAGTTTGTTTCATAGGTCTATAATTAGCAAGAAGAAATCCTGTAGTCTTTTTCTTTCTCCATATCCACTCATACTTAAACCAATCAATATTACTAACAATAAGTTGACTGGTAAATGGTTGATCAGCAGTCAAAACTACCGTCCCATTAGGTTTAAGAACTCTTCTATATTGATCCCATAACTTATCAAGTGGAATAACAGTATCCCATGCTAATAATCTATTATCACCCTTATCTTTGATACCTTTTCTATCAGTTGTACCATAAGGAAGATCACAGAGAATCAGATCAACTGAATCCTCTGTGATTTTGTCCATTTCTATTAAACAATCACCTTGATGTAAAGTTACTTGTTGCAAGAATTTCTGCCTCCAAAGTATTGTAAACGTATGTAATGTATTTTACCACAGTTTCAGCAACAAATCCAGTCTCATACCAATTAACAGTTTTACCATTAACTTTAAGTCCTCTTCGTCTACCAGTTAGAGAGAATCTCTCAATACGATCACCATAACCTTGAGTGTGATTACAAGTATTGATTAAATCATCTTTAATATCAATAGAGTAACCAATCAACCCAAACTTAACATTTTCTGATAACTTAGAATCACAAGAAAGCATAATGTTTCTGATAACTGCTCTCTTAAGTGTATAAAATGGTTTATCAACCCATGCCCTATCTTCTTGAAGATAAGCATACTTACCATTTACCTTTACATGTTGGTCCAATCTTTCATCACCAAATCCTTCATGGTCTGATTTAAGATAACCTTTACCCCACTCTATCTCTGCTTCAGGATACTTTTCTTGTAAAACTGAAATGATAGACTTAATGGTTTGTTCTGACCAATCTTCTAATTTTTGACCAGAATAGTTTTTAAGAGGAACTCCCCTCAATCCTTCACCATTAGTGAATTGTTCTGTTAGGAGTGCTTTTGACTCCTCTGTTACTGTTGTTAGTGTCATTTAATGTCCTACGACTTAGTAGGTATGTGGTGTGACAACATGATGACACTTTAGACGCTTCAGTTATTATCAACCACCAGAAAGATCACATCCAATATGACTACCAACAACTGCACCTAATGGAATTGCCCACCAACGTCCATCACCCCTTGATACAGCAGCACCTAGTCCACCACCTAATAATCCACCAGCAATCTTACCATCACTACAATCATTAGTATCCTCATAAACAGTTACATGCCTACGATAGTATGGTCTACCTTCTCTTGTTGGTCTTGATGGTCTATCCTCTCTCCATCCAACATTAGGATTAGAATCTTTACAAGGAACTTCAACAGTATCCTTCCACGACTTTACATATCCAGGACTATCCTCTGTTCCTGGAATATATTCCTCTCTATATTCTGTCTTAAAGCAACTTCTTTGATTAGAATATCCTGGTTGAGAGTCACTATAAACAGGACTAGCAAGAGCAGAAACAGGAGTTAATGCTAATAATACGGCAAGTGCAGTTTTCATTTTAATTTTTGTCTATACTCCTACTATAACAGAAAGATATTCATTCACGCAGTAGTCTGTGCCAGTTCTCTGAGTGCCACCATCTTAGTGAACAGTCCATCCATATTATAAAACAACTGAAAATTCTCTGTTGTTACATAATGTCCCTTAATATCATTACCATCACAGTGCCAACCATATGCCTTAACTCTCTCTTCAACACCATCTATTCTCATCTTCTTGCTGCCATCTAAGTAAGATTCATATGTCTGGTCTAAGTTAATCATAGTTCTATGGTGGTGTGTGTTGATATTATAACATAGTTATATGAATTATCTATAAACTTTATAATGTCTTTAGAGTGTCGCAATCATTCTTCACGTTCTTTCATCGCATCCTCTACAATATCCTGCAAATTCTCAAACTCTTTCATATGCTCAATATCATATAATAATTTAGATATTTGAGTTATAACTAAAGGTTTTTCATTTATGGCAGCACATTTAAGTGCCGACCTGATACTACCTTCTGCTTCAAGTAAATGATCTAATGTTTGTTCAGATAGTGCCATAATTAATACCTTGATGGGATAGAAGTGTACTCATAACCATATTTATTTAATGCCTTGTCAAATGCCTCACCTTCAAGTTCACCGTTCCAATACCTACTCTCCTCACTTGATAATGATATACCAGGAATTGCTTCATATGTTGATAAAGGAATCCATGCAGGTTCTTCATCCTTAAACTGAACTAATACTTCAGTTATAACTTTTGCAAGAAATCTATCATAAATCTTTCTTGTGTTTTTAATGTGATTGTTCATAATTACCCCTGCCATATCATATCTGGCATTGCTTGTGTACCTGGTCTATTCACGATTAATAATATAAAATATCCAACAAACCAGATGATGTTGAATAACCATGCTTGCCTCCAGAAATACTTTCTGACTGCCATAGATCTAAGAATCTCAGGTGCTTTATCTTGTGACCTGAATATCTGCTCAATAATAAATGCAATAATTGTTGCTATCACTAAAGGATAGAATACAAAATTTGCGAATGACATTATGAATATTAGGAAAGTCATTATTCTCTTGGTTGATTTGATTTGTAGTAATCACCTAATGCTCCACTCAATAAAACATCACTGATGTCTCCATTAGGGGTCTTGGTTGTTGGTGTTATTGTACCATTCTTTTCACCAAATTTCAACTTCGATTGATATGGGTTAGGTATCTCTTGAACCATCTCTACCACTAAATCTCTTATTTCCATCAATTCATGATAACATTTCTGGTTATGAGCGCAACTTCTTAGTTGGTGGTCAGGTTTATGAACGGATTCAAGAAAGAGAGTCTTTCCACGATTCCATTTCTCTTGTTTAGTTTCACTATCAACTGAGTTCTGATCCTTCATTTAATTCACATTGCGGAGTTCCTTGAATTAGCATTTCAACTATTTCTATTTTAGCATCAGATGTCAAATACTTATCAGCACGAACAGTCTCCATAAGACCTTGAACATCAGAACATTCCATTAATCCAGCGATAAGAACTGCTGTAAACACTGCCATATCCATTACTACACCTATTTAACAACTTCCCAATGATCATCACAAGACTCGTGCATAGAGAATTTGTATCGACCAGAAATAGATGAGAGATATAATTTACCGTATTGACGTTTTTCTACACGACAAGAGTGTAGTCGATCCATCTCACTAGCAAAACGGTTCTTTGCTTGAGGAGACTTTGGATTCACGCAAAGCATTTCAGATTTCATAGTAAATTGTTAATAAGAATAGAAGACACACGCACACCCCAATTCATAAGAACCATAAAGGATGCGATGAAAACAAGTTTCTCTGATCCAGTTAATTGCATTTTTATTTACTAACTGTACATAGTATAAACCCCCACACCAAAGTGTAGGGGTTTTGTGTGACAGTTTTTAAATTGATCTATCTACTATTTTTAATTAGATTCTGTCGTCCTATTCGTCAGCAGTTCTTGTTGATGGAAACTGTCTCTGTAATCCTGGCCATATAATTCTTAAACCACCATGTGCGCCATCACCTCCATCTAGACCAGTATTTGCTCCACCACCAGCACCACCATATAGTCCACCAACACCACTTCTATCAGAACCTGTATTAGTTTGACCATTTGCACCACCAGATCCACCACCACCAGTAGACCCACCAGATCCATTAGATCCTTCACCCAAAAGACCTACTCCACCACCCCCATTACCATTAGCACCGCCACCGCCACCGCCACCAGATCCATTTGAACCACTACCTGATCCTGCTAGTCCAGCACCACCATTTCCAGAATATCCTGCAGCACCTCCACCTCCACCTTGAACACCAGATCCAATTGCTCCAGCACCTCCAGTTCCACCACCAGTTCTCTTAGTACCAGTACTAGAACCACCAGACCCTGCCGCGTAAGTACCATTACCACCTTCTCCACCTCCAGCTACTACCCAACCAGTATTATCTTGTGGTTTAAATGTTGTGTCATCTCCATCGGCATTATTGTAAATAGCACCTCGACCAATAACTATATTGTATGTTGTACCAGGAGTGACATCAACATTATTAGCATAGACAAGTCCTGCTCCTCCTCCTCCTGCTCCTTTTGGTCCACTAGCACCAGAACCACCACCAGCTACAGCTACTATGGATACTGAATTGACATCAGTAGGTGCTGTCCAAGTTTGTACTGCGTACCTAGTGGTGTATTGGAATAATGCTTGACCTGCTGGACCTTCAGCAACAGCTGCTCCAAGTAACATTTGCTGTATTGGCATGATTAATTAACCCATAATTTATTAAGCATCTTCTAATCCTGCTCCAGAAATATATGCTATTTGAGTACCAATCCATATAACAGTCGCCATTCCGCGTGAAGTGAGGTTTTTATTACCCGTTACTCCAGTTGCAGCATTAAATAAACCACTAACTTGATTAGTAATTCCTAATGTAGAACTATGAGCATTAATAATGGTAATCATATCTCCCGCAGCGAAAACGTTGTTTGGAAGTGTAAGAGCAGCATTACCATTTGCAAGTACTATAAATCCACCAGCATCAGCAGCAACTGCTGTATACGTAGTACTTAAATATTGACTTTGAGGTACTCGCCTAACATTACCTTTATTATCATGAACTCCACCATAAAATGTACCAACACCAGCACTACCTATAGTAGCACCAGTACCTACTGTAAGATTGCTAGTACCATGTAACCCAGTAGCAGTAGCAATACCAGTCGTCACCGTTCCATCGTTAGTCGTCTCAAATTTTTTGGAATCATTATAGTATATGTCTACGTAAGAATTTTTAATACCTCGTATTACATTATCACCATCAGATGTTTGTACTAAGAAATTACCATTATTAATAATCTTTAAATCTTGTCCTGCGCCTGATGCCGAAATATAATTATGGCTACCATCATGATAAATCTTTAAATCTTCTCCAGCTCCGATTGTTAAATTTTTAGAATCAGCATTAATTGCCAATCCACCAGTAGCAGTAGCAATACCAGTCGTCACCGTTCCATCGTTAGTCGTCTGGAATTTTTGTGAATTATTATAATAGAGTTTTACAGCGTCATTAGCAACAGCTTCAACAGCATCTTCTCCATTTGCTGGCATTAATTTAATATTACCATGAGATTGTAATAGTAAATTACCTGTATTAGCTCCTGTTACGTAGGAATTAGATCCATTATGATACAGTTTGAGATCTGAACCATCTCCGATATTAAGTACTACATTATCAAGTAGATGTACATCAGAAGTTCCACTAAAGGTTGCTACTCCAGCAATACCCATAGTAATGCCAGTACCTACTTTAAGACTAGCACCATCATAAGTTAATGTTGATTCACCATTTAATGTATTAGCAGTTCCAGAACCAGTTATAAGTCTATTATCTGCATTACTGTTTATCGTTGTTGATGTAATATTACTTAAGTTAGAACCATCGCCATAATAAGTTGTAGCCTCCACTTTACCAGTAGAAGGAGTAATAGTAACTCCAACTCCTGCAGCACCACTAAAGGTAGTAACACCAGCACTACCAATAGTTACAGCTGAACCAACCTTTAACTCTCCTGTTGCTTGACCACTAAAAACAGGTGTTGTTAATGTAGGAGATGTAAGAGTTTTATTTGTAAGAGTATCAGTTGTTGTTTTACCAATTAATGTATCAGTAGTTGCTGGTAGTGTTAAAGTTACATTTCCTGAGTATGCTGAGTGAGCAGCAGATTGTAGAGCAGTATAATGTGCGTTTGAACTCTCACAATAAAATTTTACGTTTGAAACTGAACCTGAATTCTTAAGGTCAATAGTACCACCAGTAGAAGTAATAATACCAGCATTACCTACAGAAAATCCAAGACCTACATTTAATTCACCACCTGATACATTAACACCATTCTTAGCAGTCACCATTCCAACAGAATCTACGTTGGTTACGTCTTCATATGTTAATGTACCACCGATAGTTACATTACTATTAAAAGTAGCATTACCTGTAATGGTTATAGCAGCACCAGTTACATTACCAGATAAACCATTTGCAGTTATAATACCAATTACATTTAAATCTGTTGCTCCAAGTCTGGTAATTGTAGAGACACCAGGACTTCCAATAACAGTAAGACTATCCGCAGCAATATACTGAGTGACAGCAACACCAGCAAGTCCACTTATATTAGAACCATTACCATATAATGTAGTAGCAGAAACTATACCAGTCGCAGTAATGTTGCCTGTTACATCTATGTTACCTGTTACATCAGTAAGAGGAACTCCTAAATTATACGCTTTATATACTATTATTTCGACAACATCTTGATTCTGTGCTGCACTTGTAAGACCAACAGTAGATCCATTAGTTGCAGTATAGTCTTTCTCATCTATTAACTTAACACCATTCAAATATACATCACAATATCCAGGAGTATATCCTGAATTAAAAGTAAAGTCTGTTTGAACTCCTGTGGGTTCATATGTTTTTCTAGCAATTATTACGGAGGAATCGCCTGGATTTCTTCCAATATAACCACCTCGTAATCCACTCATTTAACTAACCCCTGTTAAAACACTTAAAGTAGCATCTATTGCATTTGCTGTATCACAATAAACTCTTATCTCATCACTACTCTCCAATACTGTTTTACCAGCATCCGTAATAACAAAAGAACTTCCATTAGGAACAGGAATATTTCCTGCTAATCCAACTTCAGTAGAAGCACTATTATCAAAAATCTGAACTGTTAAATTAACTTGACTACTAGTATTATTAGCAAATGTTCCACCAACTAAAATACTTTTTGTTCCAGTCGAAGTATATGAAGTTGTAGGACCAAGAAACTTAACCGATTGACTGGAGGTGGCAGCGGTGTTTGTAGAGTCTCTATTACAAGTTACAGAAGCAACACCAATAGCAGTAACTTTAGTTCCTAGTATATAATTGCTATTATCAACTAAATCATTAATAGCAACATCTACGGTAGATATTCCTGTAATTAAATTAGTAGTTATTCCAATCGAACCAGAAGAACTTGTTGATACAATCCCTGCTGCTCTAGTTAATTTATTTGAAAAAGCTTCTGCCATTTTTCTTTATTTGTTAATTTTATTTATCAACCGCCGAGTGCGATTGCTAGACCTATTGAAGCACCTGGAGTAATTGTAATAGTAGCAATACCACTTGTCCCTGCTGGATCTATTGCTATTGCTGAACCACTAGTTGATGCAAAGTTAAGCATA